TTACTGCTAAAAACGGATAACCACCAAAGGTAGCTACCCAACTGCACGCCAAAACGTGAAGACAGCCAACACTTAGAATATTATGAACTACGGACACCGGTCTTAACAAACCTGTAAAGCGACTCGTCCTCCGCCATGGCCAAGAACGCGTCGACAAGCGAAACCACGGGTATATCAGGACTAGAATGACGAGCACGCACAGCCAACTCCAAAACCCTCGGCAAATGATGGTGTTTTATATAGGAGCGACTGCGATCCTTGAAAGACTGAAACTGAGAAGACAGCGTGTCAACCGACACACCCCCTTCACCTTGAATCTCGAGAAGCTTCAACGGATCAGGAGCGAAATACCCACGATTGTCGAAAAACAGCAAATACCCAGAACTAAAATATATCACGGAGCCCGCGACAAGTTTCGCCTCGAGATTGAACAGGTGCGACATTTTTGACACAACCACCGAACCCCTGACAGCAGACTTCAACCAAATAACGTTATCGTCCCCCTTCGCGATCATAAACCTTATGTTTTCATAGCCAACACACCTGCAAGCAGATACCATATTATAAAGTAGGTTCCCAAGCATCGTGTCAGGAGCGCCAGATTTCATCTGGTAGACCGACATAAATGCTATTCCAAGCGCCCTACTGGAAACCTTCCCAACATATGAGTCCTTGTACACTTCATTGACACCCGGGTCCAAACCCAAGGCTTCCAGAACGAAGGACTCAATCAACCTGGCAAGCAAATTCTGCGACTTATCATACTTCCCGGAGTCCAACTCCAGCGCCTCCAGTGCAACAAGTTGAGGGAAAAACTCAGTCATCCACTGTGATATCTCGTCGTCAGACGACCTACCCGCGCTTTTGAATTCGGGCCGAAGCGCTGAATCCAAACGCTCGAATATACGCCGGTGAACACTAGTAAAAGGAGCTGTGTCCTTCTTAGATAGACTGACAATAACTTGCGGTTGACTGAGCTCATGTTGCGCCATCACACTCAACTTAGGCTTCACTCGCTTCTTTATTATCGTATCGAATCTATCTAACTCAAGCTCAACGAGTTCGGTCGGACACTCCGCCTCAAGTGCCGACCTATATCGACCATCCTTGTTCGCAAGCCAAGCCATATAATCTGTCATATTGAGCGTGACCGGGTCCTTCTCATACGCCACGCGAAGAGTACTATTATAACCCAGCACAAAACAATGAGAAATAAATTCCTCCGCTAACTCGCGCGCAAACGAAAATACAGCTGTTTGGAGTTGTAGATCCGGAGGATTAAAATTCCTCTTCGCAGAGGCGAGCATCGCGTCCAACAATGGTGTACGAGAAGTAGGTAGAGCGGAAGTACGAACCGGCATGTCAACATGCAATTGTTCAGGGGCTGAGATGTCCTTATTAATCTCCACCTTCCCGAAGAACTCCGTATTAATATTGACATCACGCACCCGCCTGAGCTCAGCGACATTTTGTAACTGCGCGGTCGAGTTACCGGGAAATGCCACATCATAAGCCTCTTGCATCGCGGCAACAGGATCGGGCACGATGTTCGGGACATACGGGGGGGCCCGATAGACTTCCTCAGAGACTGCGGTAGTTTTTTCGGCAACCGCGGACGGGGCACTGGTGTCCACATTGTCCCCAAAAAAACCCAGGAAAGGATCATTCTCGCCCAACAACGTCTGGGCCTCAAGATCCGCGGGTTTCAACTGCAAGAGATGCGGCTCAAACCAATCGCCCTCCATTTGATACGATGAATCAAGATAAACATCATAACAAACCCCCGGTATGTACTCAGAGCCGCGAAACAACTCCACAGCACTGGAAACTACCCTCTCCTTTAAACCCTCCAAGGTGTCAGAGAGATAGGTGTAGAACAACCAGGCCAACCTGCCAAGCGCCCCAAAAGGTGCCGCCTCCACCAACCTTGCCACCGTAGTCGAACGCTTGAGCACGGCGATACTTTGACCAGTGAGTTTCCACCGAAACTCAAATGCTACAAGCGCAGCAACTAAGGCAACGCACAAGGCATCCGCATACGACAGCGAGGGACACCGGATAACACGCACACCCTCCACGAGATCAACGTAGTTATGCTGCTGAATATATCGAATTGCGTTCCCAACGATATCTTGGTCCTTTTGCATCGAAATCAAATACGTGACCGCAGAATTGAAAAGATCACGACGAACTTCCAAAGCATAATTCTTCTCCAGCTCCGCCAGCTCCCTCGCGTTATTCGACCTAGAAACGAACACCCCGGCCGCAAGCTCTCTATTCAAGGAAATGAGGATCATGTCCTCAGAAGTGCACATAGGGAACTTGAAGGACACCGTACGATCCGACTCCGGCAACTCGTCACCTACATACACCGCACGATAAGTCGCAAGGCCATTCTCACATTTCCGCACTTCATAAAAATACTTGCGCGAGTTACCTTCCCAACCGGACGGTTCCACGAACTTCATATAATCGGACTTCTTGTACCGCAACAGCCTGGACGGATCGTCGTCCGGACCAACAGACAAATGAGACCCGCTGTGGGTGTACGACCAGTGTGCGAACCCAGCAACGACATCCCAGCCATGCCGGGCAGCAACATGATAAGGAAACACCCCATCGACAACACGCACGCCAGCGTCGTAAGCGAAATTCAACAACTGATCCACCGGTAGATTGATGGTCGTATGATCAAACACCATAGCTTCCAATTTATCGGCAAGAGACGCACACTCAGAATACAAATTCTTTCGTTTGCAATAATACACTATCGGCGAGTTACTCCCCGCTCTGACCATGGAATCATAAATATATGGCGACTCCTCAGACACGACCAAGGTAGCAGTCATACGCCGCCTGCCGGACGCTTGAACAACCAAGTCCATAAGATCGGCAGCGGCTAGAGCCAGAGAGGCAGCACCATTGCGAAACACAGCACGCTCCGAAAATCTCACTGGGAGTCTAGACTCAACGTCATGCTCAGCATCTGCGTCTCCCCTATAAGAAAGTACAAACTTGGCATCCACCCCAACGTTGTTCAACCTCTCGAACCTCGTACGACCGTCATCGACGCGCCGTATGAGCTTACTTAGCAGTTCTTTGTACTGCTGCGAGTTGGGGTCAACGACCTGTTCCAGCAGCACGGAATCCTGCAGAGAGACCTCCATGGGGATACTAGAGAAACTCTATAGATAATATGATCGATCCTGGCAGTTTAATTCACTTTCGTTTCGTTTGTTTAGGCTCTGCTAC